TCTAGCAAGTGTAGTTATGAAAGGTATTTTTTCTTTCGCTAATTGTTTTAGTGAAGTTAAATCAAGTCTATCTAAATGACGACTTAATGCATTTGCTTGTTCTGGTGAAATTCTTTGAGGCATTGTACTATATGATTTTTTCAATCTCTTAATCATATCTGAAGTAAACTCATCTAAACTTTCTTCGGATATCTCTCCTATTTCTTCACCTAATATTTTCTTAACATCAGCAATTGACATTTTTAATTTCTTAGCAATTTCGTCTGCCTTTTGGCCTTCTTGGTTTGCTGTAAAAATATCTTTTAAACTTGCTTCTTCTAATTCAAATTCTTCTTTTTTAACTTTAGCACCTTTACCATACATATCTACAAATCTTTGAGCTTCAGCAGCTGTATTATATCTGCCTAGTTCCATTGTAGTGCCATCTTTTTTAGTAATCTGTACTGTAAATTTTTCTTCTAAACTTTCATTAGCTTTTTGTAAAGCGTCTTTAACAGACGAATTTTTAGACAAACCTTTTTCTAACTTTTCTATTTCTGCCACAGCCTTAGACATATTGTTGGCAAACTTTTTAGCAATCTCTTTTGCTTTTTGTACTAACGCATAACCTTGAGGTGTTTCATTTACTTCTTCGTTTTGTTTCATATCAGGATTATACATTAAATAATCGGAAACTGAATTGATATAGTCTTTTGCTTTTGTAATTTTAGATTGTACCCAAGCTTCTAATGGATTACCTTCGTCTGATTTACCTTGTAGTGCTGAAGATAGTTGAGTAGCTTTATCTGCGATGGCTTGTAACTCACCTCTTGCCATTGAAATTTCGTGGTCTTTATCGTCTTGTTCTTTAATACCTCTTACTTGTTTCAAGGCTTCTGACATTGTTTGTCTGTATCTACTCATTTTTTCTCCTATAACGCAGAATGAATTGCGTCCCAATTTTTAATTTTTCTTTTCAAATCATTCATTAATGTTTTTTCTAATCTTTGTCTAATTTGTATAGCATCATTTCCGATAATTGAACCATAAGTATTGTGTATTGTTTCTAATGCTTTGTAAGCATCTGCTAATTTTTTATCTCTTAAAATTTCAGCAGCGATATATCTTCTAGTTTCAAAGTGGTCGTTTCTAGCTGTCTTCGCTCTAATATATTGTAAATTAGTTTTACTAGCTTCCGCTTCTTGTAAGTCTAATCTTAATTCTTTTAATGTTTTTTTAGTCATTAGTTATTTACCTTTGCTCCCGCTCTCCATTGATAACACGACCAATATCTGGCCTTAGTTTTTGGTCCTGGATTATCACAATTGTGTCTTGCTCTAAAAGATTTTCTTCGAGCTGGGTCATCTCTCTTAATACTTAATCCAGTTGTATCACCAAATGATACTTTCTTTACCTTATCACCGTCTTTTACATATACATAAAACTTTTTACTACCACCTCTTATCGGGTCGTTTAATTTTACTTTTTTACCTTGATATTCTGCTTCGTAAATACCTTCAGCTTCGTGTTCAAAGATACATTCTTCACATGATTCATCAAGTTTTTCGTACTCTTTAAAAGTTTTCATTATAGTTTTTCCATCATTCTTTTCACAACTTCGTCTAATTTAGAACGCCAGTCATCTTTGTATCTTTCTCTATATTTATCCATTGTGGAATCCGAGATTGCCCATTCTTCTATATCTTTTTTCTTAACTTCTATATCAGTAGTTTCTGGTCTTGTTACCACTTTTTTATTGTTTTCTTTAGTATTACTTGGTACATAACTTCCACCTTGATAATTAGGGTCATACCCGTCTTGTCCTGGTGTCAATGATACAGCGTGTTTCGCATAATCATGTCCTATATCGTATGCTTCTGGCACACAATTAGGTACTTTTTTTCCATTTTTATCTTTCATACCTACTTGTTTATATCCTTTCCAACAAGCATCTTGTAAATCTTTTCTTAACTCACCAAACATCTTCTTATATTTTTGTGTGTGTTTAGATGGTTTAGTCTTGGCATCTTTGTCTCCTGGCGCTGGTTTATAATCATCTTCATCATCACTTTTCTTATACTTTTGTTTTTTAAAGTAATCAGCTCTCTTTTCTTTCTCACCCTTTGATAAATCTTTGTAATATTTTTTAGGTTGAGTTCCAGGTTTTTTACTCACTGTTTTATCTTGTGGAGTTTTATCTTCTTCGATATTTGATACCGCCTTAAATCCATAATCTACATCAAGGTTGTATTCTCGCACTTCGACTTCTCTGTCTGCTGCGATCGGAATACAGTCCCATATCCATGCTTTGTGTAAATTGTTATTATTATCTTCGAGTACAACATAATTTGTACCTCGTCTTTTTACTGTTCCTTGTATGTCTTCTTTGACATAATCTACCTTGTCGTTGATGTTAAAGATCATTTCTCTAACATACAAATCTCTTATTTGGTTTTGTTCAAACTCTTTTAATGATACTATTGGTTTCTCTGGTGCTGAGTGTATCATACCACCATATGAAGCAGCTAAGTTCATTCCTTTTCTAACCATCTTTATTAGTTGTGGTACTTTTCTGTAACCAGATGGAACCCCTTTTGAAAAAGATTTCTCATCACCTTTTTCAGCTGCCGCTCTCATCTTACTTGCTGACATTCCAGTAGCGCCTTCAGCATCTGGATCTCTTTCCCCAGCAGATACAACTTTAATACTATCAAAGTTATAGTACCCATGACGTGATTTAACATCATTGTATTTTTTTAGTATACCTTCAAACTCTCTTACTCTATCACTACCAACTACCATAATTACATCTGAGTAACCTTTGTTGTGTAAATTAGTTGCTAAATCTAAAACCATATTAGTTGGATTTAGTTCTATGTTTCTAGCGTGTGTAGGAAACATATCTTTCATAACATTTAATTTATCTCTTGGACTTAATGGATTCTTTTTACTATCTTGCGATCTACTTAAATAAATTTTATAATCATTTGTTGGTAATGATTTAACTTTGTTAATAAGTTTTTCGTGTCCGATTGTTGGTGGATTAAATCGACCAAATGTAAATGCAACTGACTTACCTTTTGCTTCATGTATTTCTAAATCTTGTACTTCTTTATCTGTTACAATACCATCTTCTAAAATCTTTTTACATTTCTTATAGAATTTTAGATAGTGATATTTTTCTAACATCTTATAGATAACATTTTTAGGTAATCTATTTTTGACACCATAAGTTCTAATTTCATCTGGCGACATATCTTTATTAAATGCTGCTCGTCTTTCATCATCAACGCCATCGCCAATTTTTACTATGTCTTCTAAACTATCTTCTATTTCTTCTAACTTATCTTTAATCTTTTCTTGTAGATTTAAAATATCATTTGGTTGTAAATCTTTTAATTCGTTGTAATCTATTATATCTCTTTTAAGTTCACCTTTAACAACATCTAACTCTTGTACTTTTCTTTCAAAGTCTTTTACATATAAATCAGGATCAAAAACAAAATCATCTGGTCGTTTAATAAACTTATTTTTTTCTATATCAAACACAGCATCTGCTTTCTTATTTTGATCGTCATAAGTTTCCTGATCAGTAATGAAGTAATAATTAATTGGGTGTTTAGTTCCTGGTATTAATTTACCTTGTATGTTTTTTGGATTTTTTGCTGACAAGTATTTAAGAGAAAGATCAACTCTTTCTTGTTCTTGTTTTTCTTTTGGTACATCAAATAATACATTGATGTCTAAATCAGCATCATTTCTATATCTCTTTGTTAATATAGAACCAATCAATGCTATTTTGATAACAGGATATTCTTTAAACTCTTTAACTTGATCGTTAATTTGTTTTAGAACACTCTCTTTAATTTTAGGATTTTTAGTATCAGCATCATCAAACACAGCCGGAGCATATGTTCTTCTTGGTATATCAATGATACTTTCGTTTACAAAATCTTTAAATCTCATCTTCTTTTTAACTCTAATTCTTTCTTTATCCAGCTCATGGCTATACCATTTTCTGGTTTAGTTGTTAATCTACTTCTAATAAATTTAGAAGCTTGATTTAATACCATAGTTACTAATTCTTTCTCACTTCTATTATTATCTAAAATTATCATTTTGTTAGGACTGAACACTCTTTGAAATGAACCTATATTTGCTTGAACACCGTTCCAACTATTCTTAACAATATATTCAGGTACTTGTCTTGGTCTATTTTTATTTCTTTCTAAAGCAACATCTAAACTTGTATTTACAAATACCATATAACAATCATAACCCACTGCTTTTAATAAAGAAACTTGACTTTGAATTGTACTCAAATCTCTTCCTGTGGCGTCAATTACTAATCCCAATCTTCCTTGTATATACTGATCTAATCTATTACTAGTAGTTGTTTTAGCTCTTTGTCTAATAATATTTCTAAAGTATTCTTCTTCGTCTGGCATTTTAATTGAAAGATTAGATTTTTTTAAACCTCTTTCAAATGCTTGATCTGAATTTACTACTTTTAAACCTGTACCAGCAAATGCTGTTTGTGTTACAAATGTTTTACCAGAACCAGGACCACCAGCTAAAAAGAACGCTTTAAATATACCAGGGTCATAAACACCTTCATTCAAATATTGTCTAAACTCATTCAAAGTTTTACCCTTTAATCTATTTATTATTTTCTTCGCAATATCTTTTGGTTCGCCACCTTCTGCTTTGACTTCTACGAAACCAGGTTTGTTTCTATAATACTCTACAACAGGACCTGTTTCTTTTTTATATAACTCAATTCTATTTTTGATAATCTCTGGTTTGTCATCTGCTCGTCCTCTTTTAGTTAATCTTCTAATTACTTCTTCTGGACTTACATTTAGATAAACAATTTTATCTATTTTGATACCCTCTTTTTCTAAATCTTTTACTTGTTGCATATATCTTGGATAACCATCAAATACAAAACCTTTATCTGCTTTAGCTACGGCGTCTTTTACAAGTTTTAAAACTATATCATTTGGAGCAAAACCACCTTTACCTAAATTAGATAAACGTTTAGCAATCTCGCCACCTTTTTCTTTTTCTTTTCTTAATAGTTCACCAGGATAGATATGATCTATACCAAACTCTTTTGTTATAAATTCAGCGTAAGTTGATTTACCTGAACCTGGACCTCCTATTAAAATAATATTCATTAACTACCTGTGTACATTGTTCGTGGAACATC